ATGATCGTTATCAGAATGGAGGCTATTAATATGAATAACTCCATTATATATAACGGGCCGTCTTTGATCGACGGTTCGCCTATTGTTGTGATCGCGGTAACTCAATCAAGTAATAAAAAAACGGGTGATATGGTACAAACTTATATTATCCGGGCCGATAAAGATCCACGCGAAGCAAACAAAGACGGTTCCGACTTTGCCATATGCGGCAATTGTAAGCATCGAGGCGAAGCAAACAATGATCCTAAGCTTAAATTAGCTAAGAATCGATCATGTTATGTATTTATAGGACAAGGACCGACCACTGTATATAAGAAGTTTATTCGCGGCGGTTATGATACCGCGACCGATATTGCAGCGCTCGGACGTGGTCGCATGGTCCGACTTGGCACGTATGGAGATCCTGCGGCGGTTCCCTCGCATGTTTGGGATGCATTGTTGCAAGATAGCATCGGCCATACGGGTTACACCCACCAAAATAACATTCCTAGCGCAGAAGTAAGGCCTGATCTAACTATGATCAGCGCAGATAGCTTAGAAGATGCGCGCATTGCATGGCAAAGCAAATACAGGACCTTTCGCATTATAACCGCGGTTAGTGATAAACAGTCGAATGAAATACTTTGCCCTGCATCCATGGAGGCCGGCAGAAAGGCGCAATGTAACGATTGTAAACTATGCATGGGATCGCATACAACTGCGCCAAGTATCGCAATTGTTGCGCATGGCAACGGCGCATCATACATTAATTAAAAAGGGGTTTAAAATGCTTACTCAAAAAGAAAAGCAATTCACCGGGTTAACCGATCAACAGAAAATAGATATTAAAAAGATGTTTAATGAATATCTCAATCAGTATTCGCAATTAATGGAATATCGCGAGGCCGTTATATATGCGCAACATAAGACAAGGCAAAATATATCGATCATGCTAGATACATACCAGGGGGCGCGATCATGAGTATAAAAGATATAACTTCGCAAGATATAGCATCGTTTATTGAAATATCGCCGCGCGATAGTTTGAAAATGCTAGCTGAGTGCATCAATAATAATGAAGATATAAGTAAACTAATCATTAACGGAATAAAAGGGGGTAAATATGAGTATAAAAGAATCGAACGATTATGACCTTGACGACCACGAACGCGCGAACGAAAGGCGCGAACGTGAAGCAAATAACCCGAACGACGAACCATGTTTTAACGATGATTAATTGATACCGTTTAGCGGCTTTTCTAAGGCTGCTAAGCGATTATTATTTGATAATCACAACCTATGAAAAGGATAACATCATGGCTTTATATTTAGATTATGAGAAAAGAAAAAAGCGCAATTGGTTCATTTTAGGCGCTGCAACCGGGGTATTAATAACGTCCGGAGTATTCTATATTTATCAGGTTATTCAACCTATTCCACGCGATACGCTATGCAAAAAAGGCATTCTGTTCGAGCAGATCACGCCGGGCGGTTCGGTGTATGTAAAAACTAAGCAGCAATGTTTGGATGTGATACACAATGGATAGCGAAAGTGTGTATATTAGTGTATCATTTATGATCATTATAGGGATTACTTTATCCCTTGGCATTATTGGTAAAATACTACAATTCATTATAAAACCTATGAAAAGGATAAAAAAACATGAAGATAAAAGAGACCATTCGGTTAGTAATTAATCAACTATTTGAGCTAGACAAGTCAGGCAGCTTGCCTATGGATGACTATAACGATGTCATTCAGGGCCTTGATGACATCTTGGAAAAGCTCAACAATCAATCTAATGAAAAGGAAAATATCACATGGTAGGAAAAGTCACGCCTAACGATCAGCTATCAGCATCAGAAATCCCGGTGCTGATGGGTGCATCAAGGTTTAAAACCGTAAACGAATTATTAAAAGAAAAGATAGATGTCATTAATGGAGGTGAAATACCCTTTACATCCAATGAGGCCATGACCTTCGGTAACTTGTCAGAGCCGATGATCTTGACTGAATCAGCCAATAGATTAGGGTTGAAAGACCCTATAATTGACTACGATAAGCCTTTCTTTCATAGAGACTTGCCATTCGCTTGCAGCCTGGATGGTACAGTTGAAGGTGATGGACGTACCATCATGACTGACATCGAGCGAGGCATTATTTGTGTCAATGCGGATGAGATTAAGCTTGAAGGAACCATTATCCTAGAGGCTAAATTGACCGGGCATGAAGTAGAAAATGCAAGCGAGTTGCCATTGTATCGTGGGCCATTACAGCTACAGATGCAAATTGACACCGTTGACCAAGGCGATGTGGGTGTGGTGTGTGTACTTTACAAAGGCACAACCCTTAAGCTTTTTGTGTACAAAAGAGATGCTGAGGTATTGGACCAACTGCACACGGCCATCATAGATTTTCAGCGCAGATTGGACAAGTACAAGACTAATGAGGAAGTGGAATGGTACAACGTTCGCACGCCTGAAGAGGCATCGAAGGTATGGGATAGACCTGAAGACATTGAGGTTATGATGCCCGGACTAGAAAAAGATGCAGAAAAGATTATTGAATTACGTCAAGTAATCAGTGATGTAGAGAAACAAGTTAAAGCTATTGAGGTGCAGATTATGGACAACATGAGGGACTATTCTCATGCTATCTCAGGTCGCTATAGAATCTCTTGGCCCACGTTGAACTACAAAGCACAACCCGAAAAGGTAACGCCTGCGAAACCTGCTCGGACTATTCGTCAATCTAAACTTCGCATCCGCGATAGGGAGCTATAAATGAGTGACATTAATAACGATGGAACTGAACAGTATGATCATAGTATGGAGATGGTAGAATCTGCCACCTTTTTATCATTGGTATACCGTAACGTAAAAGACCTAACAAAAAGAAAAGACATTATTAACTTATATTTTGGAGAAGAAGATGACAACAACATCGGAGATTGCTAAAGCATTCGTAGCAGCACAAAAGGAATTTGCACCTGCATTAAAGAACAGCACTAACCCACATTTCAAGAGCCAATACGTTGATCTGGCGGGGTGTATAGAGGCTGTTTTAGATGCACTACACAATCATGGACTAGCCTTGATACAAAAGACTCATGAGTGCGAGTCAGGCGTTAAGGTAGAGACCATATTCTTACATGAAAGCGGTGAAGAGATGTCAGGCGGATTGATACACGTTCCAGCTGACAAGCAAACACCGCAAGGATATGGGTCAGCATTGACCTATGCAAGACGTTACTCGATCATGGCTGCAACAGGTATTGCCCCGGAAGATGATGACGGCAATGCCGGGACTAAATCTATGGCCCAAAAGGTCAGGGAGACTGCACCTGTAAAAAAGCAATATAGCCTGAGTCTGCCAGGTAAAGACCCTATTGCATTAGTAGATGAGTATCAATTATCCGTTAAGTTCATTGAGGTCATTACAAAGCTTGGTGAATCAGACAAGATTGATAACCCTACCAAATGCGACAAGATCAAGCATCTGTTGTTCATTAATCAAGCAAATATCAACAGACTGGCTGGCGGTGAGCAAATTAAAATTAAAAACGCATTCAATGACTTTATGCGTGATCATCAGTAGGAGGATGTATGGACTATAACGTAGATGTAGAGTTTTCTAACTTTAGGCGCAGCAATCCTAACATGGATAACGCCTATGCAAGACTATTGACTGCCGTTTTAATGAGTGCCGTTCATGATGCTGTATCAGCGCAAGCTAGTACGCCGCAAAGAAGGCAAGCATGGGAGTGGTTAGAGGAAGATGACTGCCTTATGCCTTTTTGTCTTTCCGTAGTGGGTATTGATCGAGAGCCGTTGTTAAGACGTCTAAAGTTTATGCGTGACAACAAGATCAATCTTAAAAACATGTACACAAAGAGGGATTCATAATGACAAATCAACAGCAAAGATTATTAGACTATTTAAAACTCAACCAAAAGGTTAGCCCACTAGAAGCGTGGACTGAGCTTGGCATTTATCGACTGAGCGATGTGGTATTTAAGCTAAAGAAACAAGGCTTTGGTATTGAGACTGAGCGTAAGTCAATCATGAATCGCTTTGACGAGCCATGTAGTTTTGCTGAATATAAGCTATTATGAATTATTTATCCGTATGCAGTGGCGTAGAGGCAGCAACCGTAGCATGGCATGAATTAGGTTGGACCCCTCTTGCCTTTTCAGAAATAGAGAAGTTCCCTAGTGAGGTATTGGCGCATCATTATCCTGATGTGCCGAACCTTGGGGACATGACTAAATATAAGGAGTGGAATTTTGGAGAAAGATCAGTTGATGTTGTGGTCGGAGGAACCCCTTGCCAATCATTCTCAGTCGCGGGACTCAGAAAAGGACTTGAAGATCCAAGAGGGAATCTTGCCCTTACCTTTTGTGGAATTCTTGACAAGTTTAGACCCAAGTGGTTCGTTTGGGAAAACGTGCCAGGCGTCCTCAGTTCAGGTGGTGGAAGGGACTTTGGTTCCTTCCTCGGGGCGGTGGCTGAACTCGGGTATGGGTTCTCATACCGGGTGCTTGATGCTCAGAACTTCGGAGTCCCACAGCGAAGGCGAAGAGTCTTTGTTGTCGGACATCTTGGAGACTGGAGACCTGCAGCAGAAGTATTATTTGAGCCAGAAAGCTTGTCAAGGCATACTGAGGAGAGCAGAAAAAAGAGGAAAGACACTCCCAGAGACACTACACTTGGCATTGACACAAGTGGCCCACTCCAAGCCAGAGACTACAAAGACATGGGAACAGATGGATTAAATGCCACATCATCCAAGATGATTCCGCTTTTGCATCAAAAAAATATTGATTCTTTATGCGCCAGGGATTACAAAGGATTAAACTCTGATAGTTTGAAATATAAAGCTATTGTTGAAGTCTTTGAGAACCATCCAGCAGATAGTCGTGTAAAACAAATGGGTGACACTTGTCATTCAGTAACTGCAAGATGGGGTACAGGTGGAGGTAATGTTCCTTTTGTGTTAAACAATCCTATTGCCTATAGCATTCGTGAAGATGGTCAAAAGAATAACATGAGCATAACTAAGCTTGATGTATCTAATTGTTTATCATCTCATCAACCAAGCATCATGTCTCATCATGCACAAACTTTTGTAATGGATAAGGCAGTTGCTTTTGGTTGGCAGAACAGTGACTCACAATCTATGTCAGTTGATACGATTAGCCCTACCTTAGACAAAAGTAAAACACCAGCAGTTGCGCAGCAAATGGCAGTTAGAAAATTAACACCAACAGAATGTGAAAGGCTACAAGGTTTTCCTGATGGCTATACCAACATCAAAGAGAACTGTCCTGATGGTCA